TTTTCCAGTATTTCAATAATGAAGTTCAAGTCGGTCTGTTTAGCGCGACACTACCACCCAATATTATGACCATTGTTGATAAGCTTATGCGCGACCCGGTCCGCATTTGCGTGAAGACGGAGCAACTCACGCTTGAAGGTATTTCACAGTTTTATGTTGCGGTTGAGGACGACCGACAGAAATATGCGACCCTTAAGCATATTTTCGCATATTTACCGGTTTCTCAATGTATCATATACAGTAATAGTGTCAAGCGGGTTGCTGATTTGTATGATGCGATGCGTGAAGACGAGTTTCCGGTGTGCTGCATCCACAGCAGTATGGACAAGGCTTCGAGAGACGCATCAATCACAGACTTTCGATCGGGGAAGTGCCGTGTGCTAATCTCATCGAACGTGACCGCCCGCGGCATTGATGTTCAGCAGGTCAGTATCGTAATTAATTTTGATGTTCCCAAATGCGTTCACACGTACTTACACAGGATTGGACGAAGTGGGCGTTGGGGTAGAAAGGGAGTTGGAATAAACTTTATCACGAGGCGCGACGTGACGAAGCTTAAGGAGATTGAGGCATATTACTCGTCACAGATTGACGAGATGCCTTCCTCTTTAGATTTTTTACAGAAGCTCTAATCCATCCACCTTTGAAAAGGTGGAGCCAAACGTTTTGATGAGGGTGAAGCCCCTCATACATATTTGATTTAATTTTGACCAACTTTTTCTAAAAGTTGAGGGGTGAAGTCCCTCATACATATTTGATATAACTTTTGACCAACTTTTTCTAAAAGTTTGATGGTCCCTTGGGAACCCCCGTAGTATTCGTATAATAAAAAATTTATATATATTTTTTTATTGTATGTCGACCATAAATGAACATTTCAAATTGCCAATTTATTACAATGAATTAAAAATGAAGACAAATCAAACAATTGTGAATGATTTAGAATTAACAAAAACGGTTGATCCGTCAGCAAATCCAGTTTACAGCTATTTTTTTGACAATACAAATGAATTTTCAAATGATGTAATGGCTCAAGCGACAGAATATTATACAACCGACACAAAATTTTTAACAGAAACCCAACAATTGCTGAAATCATATACACGGAGCTCAACGAGTGATTACAAACGCATTCGTGAAATATGGGCAGAGATCAAAAATGATACAGGGTTCAAAGAGAAATACTATTACATTGATTGGACTATGTTCGAATACTTAAATAAGTCAAATTCATTCCTCCAGATGATGAGTTTTTACAATATGGCATCACCTGTTTTATCACTGTGTATTCCAATCATCTTTCTAATCTTGCCCTTTTTTATTATTCGTTTCAAAGGACTAACCCTATCAATGAGTGAATATGTTGATATTTTAAAGTTGATCGCATCCAATCACTCCATTGGAAAATTATTTACACAATTCCACAATGTTACCGCAAATGAGAAAGCATATATGATTGTTTCCGCAGGATTTTATTTATTTTCAATTTACCAAAATATACTGGTTTGTATTCGATTTAACAGCAATATGACCAAAATACATAATTTCCTACACGATATTCATGCGTATTTGGATGATACCACAAAAACAATGGAACAATACATAAATTGTGCGACCAAATATGAAACATATAGCACATTCAATGCGAGTGTTCAAAAGAATATGAATATTCTCCTTGGATACAAGGACCGTATTGGCGGTATTGGCGATTATACGTTGACAAATTATCGAAAGCTCTTTGAAATTGGAAATGTTCTAAAATACTTTTACGAATTTTACTGTGACAAGGAATACAACGATGCCTTCTTGTTTTCCTTTGGGTTCAATGGTTATATCGATTGTCTTTCGGGTATTCAAAATAACATCAACGAGAGAAAACTCCACTTTGTCGAATTTGTTGACAGCAACAAAAAAACAGTTTTGAAACATACGTATCATCCTTGCTTGAAAAACGAAACCCCTGTAAAGAATACAATTTTGTTCAAGAAGAATATGATTATAACAGGTCCAAACGCATCTGGTAAAACAACTGTCCTCAAATCGGCGCTGATTAACATATTATTTAGCCAACAATTTGGTTGTGGATTTTACCAGGCCGCAAAATTAAAGCCTTACAAGCACATTCATTGTTACTTGAATATCCCAGACACATCTGGACGCGACAGCTTATTTCAAGCGGAGGCACGTAGGTGTAAAGAAATTATTGATATAGTTGATGCTAATAAGGATGATACCCATTTCTGTGTGTTTGATGAATTGTATTCTGGTACTAATCCAGAAGAAGCTGTTGTAAGCGCCACAGCATTCATGGAATATTTGACAAAGGGTGCCAACGTGTCTTGTATGCTAACAACACATTTCATTAAGGTTTGTAAGCGACTAAAACGGAATGAAAACGTAAGCAATTATCATATGGTTGCTGTAAAAACTAATGAAAAGATACATTATACATATAAATTAAAAAGTGGGGTGTCAACTGTCAAAGGAGGTATAAATGTTCTTATTGATATGAACTACCCGAGAGAAATTATTGATAGTGCTACAAATAAATAAAATAACTTGATATTCATTCGTTTGTTAAATAAAGAAAATTATATCAAGTCTTTGTAATATGTTTTCCTTATCATTGAATTCTATGCTATTCATCATTTTAGGAATATTTGTATTGGCAATTGCGTTATTAGTTGTGTACATTGAATCCAAATCGAGAGAACAGAACCACAAAATTGGGTCAATGTTAAGTCTTGTGTCTTCCTTGGCCGAAGAGTTACAATCAATTAAGTTACAACGTTTTAGTGGCGGAACAAATGATGAGCAAAATAGTTTGGTAACGGTGTCAGATGGCGATGATGAGACTTTAGGTGATGATGAGTCTTTAGGTGACGATAATGACGATGACGATGACGACAATGACGACAATGACGATGACGACAATGACGATGAAGATGAGAATGATGATGATTCTGTGATTGAAGTGGATAACCGCGAAGGTACTGATATTAGCAATATAAAAATATTGAAGCTTACACTGAATGCGGATGAAAACGAGTCGGTTACAAGCAATGACTTAGAGGATTTAGAGGAATTAGAAGACTTAGATAATGATGTAGAATCCCTTCAAGAAGAGCAAAGTGTCGCATTATTTGATTTGAAATCAATCAATATATCCAATTTAGAAGAAAAGGAAGAAATTGTTGAACTACGCAAGCAACCAGTAAATAAATTAAGGAGTATTGTTGCTGAAAAGGGTCTTGCGCCTGACCCATCCAAGTTAAAAAAGCCAGAGCTCCTCAAACTGCTTGGAGCTGAATAAACGTTGACCCTGTATAAAATTTTATCTAGTACTAGTATAACATGTCTTTTGCAACTTGTTATAGTGGCTCTAACAATATCCATTTCAATTTCCCACCGATTATGGCAGATGGACGTAATTATGCGTCTTGGCAACCGGAAGCTGTGATTAATAGTCGTATTCAGCAACAAGAGAATATTCAGTCCAATTGGCAATATCGCCAATTTTTACAAAAAAATGGGCTTCAAATCATGAAATATAATTCCAAGGAGGCTTGTTATGATCTTGGCCTTGACCCACACACAACGACGAATACGACACCGTCGTCCAATGTTCCGTTTACTTATAGGTCGTCATTTGACACGAGCAACCCCGGTTTCGGGTATTGTAACAGCGATTTGAAGAACCCTTATTTGACTCGCGAACAATTGAATGCGCGAATGATTGCTCCCACGATTACTATGCCTAAAAAATAACAATCTCTCTTTTAAAAAAGAGATTATTATTAATTGCGGACGAGGTCAACCTGGTAACAATATACCACTTAAACAACATAATAATAAAATACTAATATAGAATTATGAAGGTTTTGAGTATTGATGTAGGAATCAAGAATTTGGCGTTTTGTTTATTTGAGTCCGTCAGCAATAACGATTACAAAATTACTAAATGGGATGTTGCTGATATCTCCCAAAAGGAATGCAAGTTGTGTGGATTTACAGATAAATCAGGTATTTGCGGAAAACCTGCCAAATTTACAAAGCACGACCAATGCTTTTGTTTGAAACACTCCAAAAAACAAGCATATTTGGTTCCAACCGTCGAATTGAAAACAATTAGTAAACACAAAATCCAAAAATTAAAAGATATTGCGAACAAATACAAAATTCAATATGAAGATAATATTAAAAAGGCAGCCCTTGTCGAGCTGATTAATGAACAT